TTATCGAACCTTTTTGAGAAAGATTATTTAATTTATCCTTCTGTTGTGGTACATATGTATTTTGAACATTTGAACTAGAAAGAGTAGTTGGTATTACTGATTGTGTTTGTTTTTGAGGAGCAACATAAGGAACATATGGTTGTGATTCAACAGTTCCTTCTTTGGCAGTAGGACTATAATTAGGATTTATCATAGTGGTTGGTATACCACCATTTGATAATGTTCCACCACTATTTAAATATGTTTGTGTTTCTGTTGATAGGGTCATATATTTTAATAGAATACTGTTACAATTGCTTTTCCTGCTCCACCTTTCCCTCCAATAGACCCACTTCCAGCACCACCACCACCACTAGGTTGAATACCATTGGCACCACCAGCAACACTTGATGAACCACCAGCACCACCAAAGGTACTAGTACCACCACTTTTAGATACATTATCACTACCTATTCCTCCACCACCAGCACCACCAAAATATGAATTACCACCTTGATAACCAATACCGCCATTTGAATATGACCCACCACCACCTGCAGAATACATACCTGACTGACCAGGATTACTGGTAACACCAGCACCATATACACCATTAACAGTACCCATTTTATTTCCTCCACTACCACCAGTAGCATCTGAACCCCCTTGTCCATCTCCACCTAAACCACCATTGGCAGTTAAATATGAGCCAAAACTAGTTGCACCACCAGTTGCACCACCAGCACCACCAGTTGCACCACCAGCACCACCAGAGCCAATCGTTATTGTTACAGTAGAAGATACACTAGATTCATCAAACCAGTATTCTATATATTCTCCACCTCCACCACCTCCTGCAGAAAAGTTATTACCTCTACCACCTCCACCCCCAGCACCCCATAACTGTACAAAAACTTTCTTTGCATTTGTTGGCTTAGTCCACGTATGAGTTGTGGTTGTTGCGAGATATGTTGTTGATGTTGCTGAAAGTGGAAATGAATTACCATTTAATGTAATTGAAGAAGTTGCGTTTACTGAACCCACATTGAGGGAATAGATAGTGGAACTTGCAATAGTAGATTGACCTGCAACATTAACATTTCCTCCAAAATTATATACATCACTACTTGTGGTTGCGATAAAATTAGGGTTGAGTTTTCCATCGTTTCGTGTTACAGGAACATAGAGACCTGTTGTATATGGTGATGATGTGGCATATTTTGCCTGTAATACAACTGACCCACCAGAACTTCCTAATGCAGTAGATGATGCCATTTGCACTTGTGTGGCAAGTTGGGACACACCTAAAATAGATTCTGTAGCATTTGGTTGACCTCCTGGATTAATACCAAGTGGTGTTTGAGCAAATGTCCAAAGTCCTGTGATAGTTTCATCATTTGCTTTTGCAGAATATTGATTATACAACTGTGGTGCATTCGATAGAATAAAAATAGACTGACCAGAATGTGATTGAGCGAGTGTACTTGATGCTGTGTATGGATATGAAAAACCAAGACCACGACTAACACCTGTGAGTGTTGCTGTACCATCAGCATTCTGAGTAATACCTGTGAATGATATAAGTTCTTTATATGTAGTTTGAGGATCTAACGTTCCATACATAATGGAACTATTGAGATATGACATGGTATACTTAATCCCCGATGTAGGTTCTTTAAACGAAGAAAGGGTGATGCTTGTGTTACTTGTCCCGACCGATGATTGAAGTCTGTATGTACCACCCGCAGTTGGAGAAAAACTACCAAAAGACGGCTCAGTTTTTTTAGATAAACTGCTCTCTTTATAGAAAGCAACACCACTCGCTACAAGGAGTGCTATCCCAATAAATGCAACTGCCACTAAATCTATAAATCCTTTCTTGTAGTTTTTCATATTTTTATAAATTATACCATATAATAAGACTATTTAGTAATTTCTACTGCCTGAGCAAATGCCAATGTTTCAGTAACACCTATACATATTATTTCCCATCGGGCATCTGCATTCGAACTATAAATCATTAGAGCATATTCAAAACAGTCTACCTGTTCAACACCAACAATAACTTTGAATTTCGGTAACATCGCCTGTTCATCAGCCAATAATCCGTCACCAAGAGGGACATCTCCTAATGAATAATCACCTAATGATGGGGGGCGAACCCCTGTAAAAAACACAGGAAATGGAGAATCTGGTGTATTTAATATTGGACTTTGTAATCCTTCATATCCTTGATAATCATAATAAATTCCACCATATAATTCAGATCCTACTGATGCATACCCCTCAACATATAATTTATCGAAATTAATTTTCCCTTGTCGTCTTTCACCATTCATATAAGACAACAAAAGGACACATGTATATGGTGTTTGACCGTCAGGATTGTCATCATGCCACTGATCAGTTTCCCATAATGTATACATTTGTGGATTAGAGTTAGAAAAGCCAACTGTTTGACCATTGAATGAATCAATTCGTGATATACCCCAAACAAATGGTGGTTGCCACAATCGTTCTGAAATAATATTTCCAACATTATCTAGTGCTGTGCGTTCTTGATAGATATATGCTGTACCTGAATTTGGTGCAATTATGTATACAATATCTCCCCGTCTATCAGATATAACTTTTAATTGTCCTGTGGAAAAATCTACTTTTGCGAGTTCATCTTGAACTGGCTGAGATAAAAGAGCAGATTTGTCTTTGAAAAGATTTCTATATGTCCCATAGCCACGAAGTTGATTTGCTTGATCAAGATAAATAATGTTATCAGACAAAGTATCTATAAATTCATGTCCTTGAGCAGCAATAAGATTACCTAAATCTATCTTATCTATAATAGTCTGTTCTGATAATGAAGAACCAATAGTTATTTGATTAAAGGACACTATATATAAATATGATGTCCCAGAAAAAATATGTGCTTTGCCTTGTCGCACTGTAATACCTTTGCCAACATCGTCCATTGTTATCACATCACCTTCGCCAGTTGCTCGTGGAGTAGATTTTGTATAACTCGTATAATCAGTATTTTTAGATATATAAACCTGTCGTGAACTGTATGAACCAACATATAGTTGATTATTGATTATTTTTATAAAATCGTTATTAAAACCACTTGCTGGTGTAGTTGCAGTAGTTATTACGGTTGATAACACCACACTCCCGTTTGCTTCACCAGTTGGGTCTGCTGTAACACCAGTAAGAGTTGCAGATGTTATACCTGTATATGTATATGTATTTCCATTGATTAATACTGATCCTGACGTTGGAAATCCCAACAATAAAGCATCGGATGTCAAAACAATAGTATTAACAGTTGTACTTGAAATAAGACCAATACCTCCCTCCCATATGTACAAATTTGATGTCCCGTTAACACCAATTAATTTATCTTTTTTAGATGATGAATCCCACCAAGAATCAAATACCCACCGAGTAGCCGATGTTGATAGTAAGTCATACCATACATTACTACCAGTCACATCTGATAATACAGATAATTTTGCATTAGACACACGAACTGGCAGAGAACGTCCTAATGATGTGTTCCAAACTTTTTCACTATCAACTTTTGCTAGTGTAGCATCTATAGCATCATATTGTTTTCGCCCAGGACGATTAGCAATATTACCAGAAATCTTACGATACACATTGTATGATCCTTTAACCAAAATACCCTTCACTGCATTAGTGGGGTCAATAGATGAATTATATCCTTTGAATTCAGAAACCAGTTTGAATTCAAAGAAATCTGATCCTTCTGTTTTTCTTTTCATAATTATTCATACCAATTACCTGTTGTTGATAGTGTCTGGGTTGGGTTTTTTGTCCGATATAAATCATATAGTCCAACATTTGTTGTACCTCGTTGACCGTGTAACTTATTCATAATACCTTCTACTACACCATCTGCTAACCCACCTCCTTGTTGTTCAGCAATAGTTAAGGCAACTTCCTGTTCGAAAATAACATATGCTGGTTCATTTATTAAAATAACATCACTATTATTGTTGATAATTGATGACGGATTAGAACCAGATGTTTGAAAAACTGCAGATGTTTCATAAATCATCGTCTGTGGTGATGGAAGAGATACCCACATACCACCAATTCTAAAATTAGTAAGTGTAGCAGTATGAACAATGCTTACCTCAGTAAATACTATATTGCTAGGTGTTGGTGTACCAACGGTAGTTGCTAATGATAAATCTAAAGCAACAATAGTCCATTCACCAGATTTCCAACTTCCTAACATACCTGCTGTGTTACTGACAGTATAATAATTTGATGAATCAGTACCAATTTTAATTGATAATGATGTCAAATTTGTCTCTGATGGTGTCATTATTGCCAAAAACACTACTCCAACACCCACATAAGAAGTTAAGTCAATTCTATTAATTGTTTTAGTTAATACACCAGTCGATGCACCAGTAAGTAACATTCGGAGAGATGATGGGGTTGTATAATAAATGTTTTCATCTTTAGTTAGACCTGACGCAGAACCACTCAAAGACCACCCTGTTGTATCTGTCATAGGGTCTATTTCTATTCGTGGAATAGGTTTAATTGATTTCATCCGTACCACATCAACGCCTTTTCTTGATTCAAATGAAACCTGTATACCATTAAAAACATAGTTTTTCGATAAATCAAAATCTATAATGTATTTTTTATATACAAAATCCTCTGGATTTCTTTGATTACCTTGTGGTTGTATATCAATTAAATATGAACCGAATATATCTGTCGGTGCGAGATAATCAGTTACACCATCATATATCGATAGGTTATACCGTGCAGTTGCCTGTTGAATACTTAACTTAGAACACACTTGCCGAACTGTTCTTTCTACAGCCACATTAAAGTTCTTCACTTTATCCATATTCAATCCCTGTAAAATTCCTGAGACTGAATCTCTTAATTGGGCAACTGTATAAGACATGATATTAATAGTTACATGATGTGACTAAAACTGTCGTTGATCCTAGATTAGTTAAACCCGTAACCCCACCTGTGTAAGGAAAATCCGTATTAATACCAAAATCAATATAATTATCTGCTGATGTTGTTGTTGCAGGAGTTAATTGCAAACCACTTGTAAGTGTAGCCGGTGCACTTGAATTAAAAGAAATAGAGACAGTATTTGTTGCATTAATTGGTTGCTGAATTCTTGCCCATGCTCGTCTACTACTTGTAGCCAAAATTGTACTTGATTGCTGATTCCCAACTGTTGCTACTGCAATAGTTGTTACAGTACATGGTTGTGATGAGATATTACCAATACCTGCGAATGAACGTTTTGATAAAACATAGTATGAGCCAGATGTAATCAATAACGCTACTATAAATGGGATAATATATTTATTCATAATTTTATTAAATTTATAATGTTCGGCACTTATACCTGCCCACCATTTAGATGGGCAGAGTAAGTACCGATTATAGACCTGGTACTGAAGAAACTGGATGTATCAAATAGTATTGAGTTGATGAACCAAAACCATTTGTAGCTGATGGAACTGCTGCTGTACCAGTAAGATTCAATAGTCTTACAGTTACAGAATCAGTAGTTGCCACTGTACCAATAACTTGCCATTGTGCAGCAATTTTAGTTGTAGTTGTTGAAAGCGATACCATAACAATATCACCAGCAACTGCACCTGTGACTGCACATGTACCAGTACCTGTTGATGTAGCCGCAATAGATGAATCTGACACTAGACTGCAAGTACCAGAGATAATAGGTCCAATTCTTGAACCATTTGAACCCCCAATCTTTATAGCCGTTGCATCAAGTTCATTATAATTAGTCACACCTCCAAATGACTGGATAACAGATTTACCTGTTGGAGTAAAAACTCCAATAACTGCAATAATTGCTACCACAATCATTGCAATCCATACATTTTTTAGTGATGTCATGAATGTTGTGATTATAGTAATAATTAAACAGTTCCGTTTGAACCTACTAGACCAGAATATTCGATAGTATCAACTTCTTCTCGTGCTCGTAGTTTGTATTTGTACATATCGTTCAAATCTGTTCGCCAATCTACCAATTCTGAGAAGAATGCTTCTCGTTCAAATCGAACAACTCCGTGGTTTGCTGCACCAACAAAGTACATTGTACTTGCGTTTGTAGCACCTGAGTTATCGATGAATTGATTCCAAACAACTTTTGCACCTGGATACATTTCTGAGAAGTAGTTCAAATCGTTGTTACCTGAACCTGCTCGAAGAACTGATTTAGCAACAATAACTGCATCGTGATGGAGTGAAGAACCGCAGAGAATGAACTCTGGTTCATAACCAACACGAACACCAGCTTGATTTAACTGACCTCGGAGAGATACAACTGCAGTGTTCAAGTTTGCATCACCCATAGCACCTGTTTCCAAGTTATCTACGGTATCGCCATTAGCGTTTACGTGTGTATTTGAGAACAATGCTGCTGAATCACCAATTGTTGTTGACAATGTTGTACCAAAACCATATGCATAATATGCAAATGCGTTCTGATCTCGTGAAGCAACCCATGACAATGTTTCCTGTCGAATTGCCTTTGCTACTGCTTCATGTTGCTGGTCCTGCATGAATGAACGAGAAATCGTAACATCCTTGTTGAATTCTGCAATGATTGTAGTCTTTGGAGAAAATGCATTTTTAGCAACATTTTTCTTTGAACTCACATCTTGTGCAACACCAGTAATAGTTTTCTTAAAGTAACCACCTGAACCCATAACTGTTGACACCCATGCGGCTCGGTCTACTCCTTGCTGTGTAAACACAACAGGATCTGTAGCATACGCCTTACCATTTGATGCCTGAGGAATGAGGGAACCATCTCGGATCTCATCTAGGGCTGTTTTTACGAGCTCTAGGTTTGGACTTGTTGAATAAGTTAAACCATTCATAAATTATTAATTGATTAACTATTAAGATGTGACCGCAATTGCTCGATCGAGAACTGAACCCTTAGGTGAGTATACGAAGAGTATCTCAGATGTTGTTGGAATTCCTCCGACAATTACTACACAGTTTGTAAGTGCGTCTGCTGCGGCTGTATCGACTGTCCAGTCCGTTGATGTCAAGTCAAAAATAACACGCTTACCCATAAGCACGTTAATTTCTGACTGAGTATCTGCTGCTGCTGCTGATTTTGCGAAACCACGATAAACCAACCCTGGAGCTGGATACCATAGGTTTACAATACCTGCTACTGATGCTGTTTCTGTTGAAGCGTCTTTTGCAAGACCTGCAAATGTTCCAGAACCAGCTAATGTGTTACCAGTGACGTTTCCATCACCATCTGCCATGATTTTGACTGTACCTGTAGCAGTTGCTGCATCGATGTCCACTCTTTTTGCCGGTGTTCCACGGTCAATAGAAGCAGCTGTACCAGATGCAACTCCCCAAGTATACTCAAAAGTCATTCCACCATGTCGTTCAATTGAAAATACTTTTGCCATTTTGTGAATGATTATTTTGTTAATAATCCTTCACTAGATAGATTTTTATTGTGCTTTCATTTCCGCTTTTTTACGAGCTTCAAGAATTTTTTCCTTCGACATATTGTATGGAGGTTTCATAAATATTGACTCCTGTTCTGTCGGGGTGAATTCTTCTTCCTTAGTAGGGTCTGATGAACCACCAGAAGCAACAACTTTTGGAGAAGTGGCTCTCGCCATTTCTTCAAGAATTTGTTTATTCTTAGCAGCACTGACCGCACCAAGAGCATCTTTGAAATCCTGTGTAGGATTTCCAGATGGCACAATACGAGTTTTAAGATAAGTTTTTACTTGTTCCTTTGTGTCGGCATCTGCAAGTGATTCTGCCATTTGTAGAGCATTTTGTGTTTGCTCTTTGGCTTTCTCTTGCTTATACCACTCTGGAACTTCGCTATTACCATTAGGTTTCTTACCTATGATTTCAGAAGGGTCTACACCCATTTCCTGCAATCTTTCGGCTTGTTTCTTAATTGTAAAAATAGCCTTATCCTTCTCAGTTCTAGTTTGTGAAGGTTCTGAGGTCTTTCCCTCGTCAGATGCAGGAGTTACATCATTTTTCTCCTCGTTTTCATTTTCCATAAATCTCTATAAGTTAGAGTTACTATTAATCTCTCTTGGGTCGGGTGAGAGTTACCCAAAATTTTCATCTCGTTGAGCTAGAATTTTAAGATGATTTTCAAGATTTTGATGGTACCAAATTGCAGCCCGATTAAACAACAATGCTTGTGGTGTTTCAGCCTTGTGAATACCATTAGCAATTGCTGTGAAAGCGACCTGGGCTTTGATTAAATCAAGTGCTTTGTTATCAAGAGCCGCTCTTGCATGCTCTCGCAACTGTTTCATCTTTTCTAAATCAATGATCTGACCATTTACTATTAAATTACCTTCTTCATTTGTATAAATTATATCATTCAATGGTAAATTCTCCAAATTACCCATTATATTTCTTGATAATGTGTTCATTTGTTCTAAAGAAAGATTTCTCTTTCCAAGAATTTCCACTAAAAATATATATAATTTATTTAACATGAATTACTTTCGTGAAAAACGTGACTTTGGTTTCTCTTCTTTTTTCTCTTCTTCTATTGCTTCTGCTTTCTCAACTTGCTCATCATCTGTAAGAACATACCCACCATATTTGATGTAAAGTTCTTTAACTGCTTCCTCTTCTACTGGAAGTCCTTTTGCTTTTAATTCTTTCTCTGCTCGTAATGCTTTTGCGGGGTTTGATACCCAAAGATATTCTGTTACTGACATTGTGTTTTTTATTAATTATTAATTATTTAAATCCTTTTACCGAAGTCTTTTGAGACTTTGGTGACTTACCTGTTGCAATTGTTTTATGCAACGGTAGAGTCTTTGCTTCTTTTGTTACTGGTTTTGATTTTTCTGCCATATATTTTACATTAAATTATTAAGATGACTCATATCGACTTTTGGTGGACTTGCTTGTCCTGGTTGACTTACCTGTGGGTTAACAGGTTGTCCTCCTCCCATCACCGCACCCATTAAATTATTAACATTACCTTTCACCTTAAATCTATCAGGATCCCCATCAACATTTGGTTCAATCACAAACTCATCGACCACCTCCTTCATATCCACATAAGGGGATACAACGGGATTAGCGAACATTTGAAATGCCACCATCTTCTTCTGACGTTTATTACCAAGTGCAGTATCTGTAACCTCAACGGGATCCATATAGAACGAATATACAGTTCTTGCAAATCTGTAAGGATTTACTTCATAAATATTCTGATCTGGTCCTGCTTTGTCATAAAGTTTGAATTCATATTCTTTAATCTGCTCTGGTGTCATCTTCTTATCCATAAACGCATCTGTAAATATAATCTTATTTGTCATTTCCTTACCTTTTTCCTTACCTCTAGCAAGAATTGTTTTATACTTCATTCCAAGTGCTTCTGGTATAGTTGCATCTATTTCACCCATAGTTACATGCTGAATAATACAATCCATCGTCAAATAACCTATTTGAGTGACTAAATCAGCTATCATAGTACCAAACACCCCAAGAAAGATTCTTGCTTGATTCTGGGCTTGTATAGACTGTGTAGCGGTCACATTAGGACTAGTCACACCTGACATAATCTTGTCTTGGGTTGATTCTGACATATCCTGCTCCTGTTTAGTTAAAGCGTTCATCGCACCAACAAGGTTAGGACCCATCTGAAATGGTGTAACAGTACCTCCTTGTGGTATACCTACTGTTGCTCCTGGAGCGATAACAGTTGAATCTACTTTAGATAAACCAGAAATAAACATCGGCTTGATAACATCCAAAAATGTACCATCTACAAGCAATTGATGCATTTTGTTCTGTGTAGCATCATCCCAATACTCTTTGAACGCAGCGGACTTGAAGTACGCAAAACGTCCTGTTGGATCAATTGGTTCAAATCCTGACTTTGCAAATGGATAGATAGGAATTGATTTCCATTCCTCACCAACCTGTGACATCCTGCGATGTTTGAACGGATTAGTATTTATAGGGTCTGTATAATTACCCATAAACACACCACCAACGAATGTGACTTCCAAATCTTCATCACGATAATACGCAGTAATCACCTGAACATAATTCCTATCAGCCTCTGTCCATTCAACATCAAACAAAGTTAAATGTTCCTGACCAGATAGGAAAATACGCGTCTTACCTGCTTCTACATAATCAAACTGATCCTTACCGTTTACAAAATATCTGCCAGCATAAATCTTTCGTGCTTGGTCCCATGAAATACGATTAACCCTAATAACATATGGCTGATGTTGTATATTACCTGTATAAAAATCTGCAAGGAGAATCTGATCAATTGGAATGATGTTCATTGCAAGACCAGAAAGGAATGTATCCACTGCATCAGTAATCTTTACCTTACCTCCTCCTAACTGTTCCTTAATTTTTTGAAATGCCATAACATAATCTATCTCCACAAACACAGCAGGATTTACAAGAGCAGAAAGAACTATGTATAGGAATTTAGTCTGATAGTCTGCTTTACGTAAATGCTCCTCAATAAGTATTCTCATTACTCGTGCTGTCATTTTATCGCTCTCATTCTCATCATTCTGTGCATTGACCATAGGAAATAACATCCCGGAAAGCATATGTGCCAATATACCAATAAGTTTATTTCTAGCCGTATTTTTTCGCCCTTTCCAACGCCACCTCTTCTGTGCCGGAACATACTGGGCACCTACATATGCAGAAAATGTTTCTTGGTCCATTTTAGACCTTTGAAGCAGGGAATACCCATCAAACTCATCAAATGGACGATGCTGTAATCGCCACGCAAGGGCATAATCATTTTGAACACGTGAAAACAATTTCACGACATCATCATTCGGTTGCCAATTTGATTTAGAAAGTTTTTTATAACCTTCCAAAATATTTCCTTTGTCGTCTACAATTGAGTTTCCTATCACGTTAATTTTTAATTATAGAATAATTTTATATAATTATAACATAAAATAAACATCAATCATAATCTGGTATATAAACACTGAGACCTCCACCATTCTGATTCTTTACCATTGAGACAATACCGTAGCGGAGGGCATCCATCGTGTGGTCAAAACCCCCTTCCGGTATATTCATAATCTTCCCATCCTTATCCGTCCTCCAAAGATAGTTACGATACTCCTTGATAAGATTTGTTGACCTTGAAGTCATCGATATTCTTTGTTGTTGTACAATCTGAATACCATTAGTGACACTATCCTTACCTTTCTCCGCAGGGAGAACCGTTAAACCAAGAGTTATAAGTTCTGCAATACTCTTTGGCTCTGCTGAATCGGCTATGGTAAGTATATTCTGATTGGTATGGTTCAGAATATAATCCGCTATTTGCTTGTTTGATAACTCCTTCTTAAAGGCAAGCTCATCCACGATATACCCTCCATTGTAGTAGTAGATAGCCAGAATAGCCGTCGGGTCATTGGAATACCCAAAATCAATGGCATAACGCTCTAAACGTGCTTCATGAGGAATCTCTGGAATAATAGCCCAATCCTTATAAATCTTCCCTTCCACCTCTCCTAACTGCCCCAAACCATACACCTGCCACCAACCCTTACGATTTTTACGCTGTTCGATAGATTCAATAATGTTAGGGTCGAGGGAACCGTTGTCGAGGTAGGTAAGAGTTAGTTCATCCCAATCTGTTCTCGTAGGTTTTACATCGGTATACCACCAAAACTCATTAGTCGGATTCCAGTCGAGAATTATAAACTCCTTAGTACGCACCTCTAATTGTTCAAATGCATCAAATGGAACGTTGTTAGCCTCGTTAATGAATAAGCGGTCACGGCGGGCACCTCGGAGTTTGTCACCATTATCGGAGGAGAAGAACTCAATCTTGGAACCAGTCTCGAACGTATAAATATAATCCGTCTTATTCCAATTCTTTTCCTTGTAGTAGTTATGCTGTTGCATAATGTTTAGGAAATCGCGGATAGCACCTCTTTTAAGGTGTGGGATACTCTCTGAGACGATAGAAGTAAGGGTTGGAGCAGTGAGAGGATCCTTTTGAGCCATAGCAATAAGAATAAGGAGGATAGCAATTGTCTTACCAGCTGAGGTACCACCAGGAACACCATGAATACGCTTCGGTGGTATTTCAGTAATACCATCCTCTGCTAGAGTGGGTTTAAGGAGTTTTATAATCTTTTTAGTTGCTGTAGTTTTAGCGAACATTGGCAATATTATACCATTGTTTTACAATAATTCCAAAATTCATCAAGAGACATTAATGTAAAGTCTTCATCTATCTTTATTATGTTTTGAATATTGTTATTTAAATTAAGGAAGATAACTTTATCAAACTTCTTATCCAAATAATCTCTCAAATTTTTAGGATATTTTCTCATTTTTGCATTAACACAACCAACTAAGTTATGAATATTAGAAGGATAGAATATATCTACAAGAAAAATCTTTTTACCATAAATCTTAAAATCAGTTCGATTGCGTCTATCATCAAATATAGAAGATTCTTGATGAATATCTCTCTCATCAAACATAGTTAGAAGTATTTTATAAATCTTATTATTCCACTCCATGGCTCTTTGATTAATATTTAAAGCGGTTATAGCCCTTTTAGAACCAGTTCTATGATCATTATAAAGGTTTAATGACTTTCTAAAGTTTCTCATGCCACCATAACGTCTCTCAATAGTCTTTCTGTCTGGTAATTTATTATCTGCACAGAAATCAAGAGAAGATGGCTCTCTTTTATGCTTGTTTATAAAATCCTTAACCAAATTAATAATTTCTTCATCTGTATAAAAACGTTGATATTGTTTCATATAATCTATTGTCGCATAAAATACTTTTTAAGACAAGTAGAGATATGTGGATAAGATATGTAATACTTTTTAGAACTTGTCAAGAGATTGGTAGAGGGAAGATAGTGGTAAATGCCAACATATTTTTTATTTTACCCATACCCCTTTTTTTCCTTGCCCCGCACCCCCCCCTATCATATTTTTATTATATGGCTATAAATAACGTTATAACAATGTCGCATTAAGTATCTGCACACAATAACTGTTGTGGAGTGTTATATAAAAAATAATATGGCTCAACATAGCCATATTATTGTTCTGTATACTCAACATCAACCGCCTTTTTCTCTTTTCCTATCATTCTAGCATTCTCTGTGTCCTCGTCTAACTCAATTATCGGCTTTGGTATAGATATTTCCAAACGGTCTGTAACACGCTTTTTTAGTTTGTTGTATTCCTGTATTGCTTTTAATGACACATTAAAATCCTTATTCTGTTTGATAAGAAAATTATGTTTTTTATCAACCGCCATATCATTGAATCCATCTATCTCAATATATTCATTTATTCTAGCCGTTATTTCATGCTTTTCTAACAATTGCCTACTACCACTTTTAGCAGTATCAATACTTTTGCACTTATACGCCTCCATATATGCCTTTGTTGCATTACCTAAACAATTAGGATCAGTTGCATAAATTTTACAAAATAAATCTTGCTTGATATTCAAGGTTTTTTGTGGTGTTATTTGTTGTTTTCTTATAGCCGGTGAGAACATTAAACATATTATAACATAAAGTATCAAAAAGTGTTAACTATACCCTTTGACAAAAAAGAAAAAAGTGTTAAAACAAATATAAATATATAATTATTTATTA